CAGCTGCAAGAACTCCTGTTCTTAAAATATCTTTAAAACCGGCTTCTGAATCAGTCAATCCTCTAGTTGCACCTGAAATTAACATTTTTTGAAATATAGGATTTGACACTCCATATTTAGCAAGTAAACCACCAGCTCCTTGAAGACCTGGTATAAATAAAGCTGCGTAAGGTAATATTGGTTTTATTTCATTAGGTATTATTTTACTAATTGCTTTAGTAACTGATCTTATTGCTTTACCCATTTAACCAACTCTCTTTCGTGAATCTTGTTTGTGTTCTTATAATTTTATTATCAACAACTCTTAACCAATTGATTGGTTTGTTGATTCCTAGTGTTTTTGTAAAATATTGTTTAGTCCAACTCATAATTTTATTTAGATTTTTAACACAAATAGTGTCAATATGCCACAGTTGATTACCGCTATTCCAGTCTTGATCTTCAAGAATACCTGTATTTCTAAAGTCTTTTTCAACTTCTTTACTTAAAAAAGCCCAGTTAGTAAAACCTATCACAGTATCTCCATCTTTGTGTATTTTATATTGCTCCAATTTAAAAGAAGGAAGTATGTGATAGTATATGTCTTCTCTTGTGTACTTATTATACTTATCAAACTTCTTATAGAGAGATATGATAGTTTGCATATCTTCTAAAGTTTTCTTATTAAATATGAAGTTCATCGCAAGTTGGCTATTCTTGAATTAAGCCTGAACCCAGTAATTTACTAGGTTTTTTACTCCTAGTCAATATATTAACCTAAATTAACGCTTGCTCCTAATGGCAAACTTATGACTTTTACATGCACACTTCTAGAAATATGCTCTGCTTTAGTGCTTGTATTTGGGTTTTGAACATCGGATAACGCTTCGGCATCTGATGTATATTCTTGACCAGTTTCTAAATTTTTAAGAGTTACTTCTACTCTAGGTCTATAAATAGCTACTTGTTTTCCATCTATGATTTCATGTTTTATTGATTCTTCTTGTTCTATGAACGGCATTATCTATCCTCTCTATTCATTTCTAAAATTGATACTATAGCACTTATACCAGTTACTGTAGAAGATGCAATCTTTAGAATATCTCCTTCTTCTAATACTATAGGACCAGAAGCTAAATTACATATTGTAGGTCCTGTAACAGAAGCATAAGCTATTTGATAATCTGTTGATGCTGAAAAATCTCTTACAGAAACTATAACTACTTTTGAACCTGATTCATTAGTTACTTGTATATTTTGTACAATAGATCTTGAATTAGAAGGAACTGTATATACAGATACAGCTGCTGTACCTGCTGGATCATAAAATGCGTTTCTATAAATATTTGCCATAGTATTATTGTGTTAAATCAAAAAAGTTTAAAGACCCAATTATATCTCCTGTGCCAGTTATTGTTCTAGCTCCAAGAGTATATACATCACTTGTTCCACTAATAGAGGCACCTAATTGAGTATCCCAGTTAAATGATCCTGGTTCATTTAAAGGAACGTTTCCTAAAACAGAAGAAGCAACATAATCTAATTGAACAATAGTTCCACCGGTCATTGCAGTCGCAGCAACATCATATTCAACGTTAGCATCACTTGCTACAGCAGAATAAGAAGCACTTGTTAATGTTGCATTTTTAACAAGTTGTATTTCAAAATCATCAGCACTAGTTGGTAAAATTTTAATAGAACTTGGTAATACGATTGCACCTAATGCAGTTGATGCAAGTCTAATAGATACTAATGGTACTAGTGTTGTTCCAATACCTGTCAATGACGTAGTTCTTTGTGCAACGTGATTTATTGAAGTAGGTTCTAATCCACCTTCTGACATAACTGAAGAACATATTTGTTTCATTGAAGAAGAGGATGCTGTTTCTGCAGTATTTGTTATTTCATATCTTACAGGTAATATTGCAGTTGTCATATAAACAGAAGTTCCAGTAACGTTTGCCGTTTGATAAGTATGACAAATTATATATTGACCATTAATAATAAATCCACATCTAACATTACCAACACCTAACCATTCAAAATCCATCCATAGAATTTGTGGTTTTGTTAAATCTAATGTTAATCCACTAGGTCCGGTTCCATCTAATTTATCACCGTTCCAATTAGCTTGTTCAACTCTTCTTGTTGTATTATCTACTGATCCACCAATATAAGTTCTTAAAACAAATGCTTTAGTTCCAGGTGATGCTCCAGTTAATTCAAAATAAAGTCCATTTTGAGTTCCGAAATAACCAACACGTTGTCTTAAATTTGCTTTAGGAACATTCATTACAAATGTCATAAGAGCAAGTAAACCTTTACCAGGTTGATAAAGCATTGATCTATAAGATTGTCTAACGACTTCAGCACCAGATGCAGTTGTTACATCTAATCTAACAGATGATTCATTTGGTAAATATGTTGTAGATCCACCTGTTACAGTTGCTGTGTCAAATTGATTATCTATTGCATATCTATTTTGAGAATCAAATAATGAATAAGGTTCTGATACTCTTAATCTTCCAAATGCATCGGTATTAGTTCCTCCAATACTTACAGGTTGTGTAGTTATATTTACATTATCACAAGACATTAACACTTACCTCCACTAGACATATACCAAGTAAATCTTTCTGTATCTTCTTTTAAATCTTTTAAATAAGTAGAATTTAATTGTTCCACAATAATACGAAGAGCTCTATTAATCTGTCTCTGATTATCTACTTCATATTCTGATTTTGGTTCTGGAACCCTTACATTAATTTTAGCCATTATCTCCTACCATCTGGTTGTATATCAACTTGGAATGTTCCAAATCTCCAATTTTCTCCTGAATTAACATTCTCTATTCTAACATTTGCATATCTTCCTCTTGCTCTAGTACTTACAAATTCTGTAGAAGAAGTAATTGTAAATGGACTATAAGTAGAACTAGTAGCAGTTTCAGAAGGCCAATCTGTTACAGAAATAGAAATTTGATTACTTCCTGTTAATACTTTAAAGTTAGGTAAGAATCTTCTCATAGATAAAAAAGTTTCACTTTGATCTTTTTGTAAAGAAAAATCAAATGATTGAATAAATGAAGTTAATGTTGTTATAGAACCATCAGGATTAATTTGATCGGTTCCAGTTTCTTGTTCAAATAAAACAGTTTGTCCTAATCCTGTTTCACCAATTATAGTTGGAAACGTTCCTGTTTCAGTACTGTTATGTTTTGTTGCATAAGGTCTAGGATATATTAATGCATCAATCCAACTAGTTCTGGTAGAAGTAGAACTTGTATTAGTATACCAAGTACCAAGAGCAAGTTGTCTATTCGCATCTGTATAATTATAAACTACTGATCTATTAACAAACGAAGATCCTTGTGTTGGATACCACCAAGTAACTTCTGTATATAAATTATTTAATCCAGCACTAATTTGTTGTCCTTTAGTAGTATCAATATCATTGAATACATAGTCAATAACAGAACATGGTAATGTTTTAACAGTTCCATCAAATGCAAAGAATCCACTATTGCTCATCCAATAAGCTATACCATCAATTTCTATAGCAGCGTTTTTACCAATTAATCCGCAATTTGTTCCTACTTGTTCAAATCCAAATGTAAAAGGAGCTCCTACAAATTTCATTGTATATAAAGCATTGTCCGTCCAAACTAAGATAGTTTCTTTCGCGTTCACCGCTCCGATAATCTTTGTACCATCTTGAAGCCTAAATGAACCTGCTGTGTTAGTTGCGGTAATATCATATTCGTTAATACCTTCCACAGTTGAAAAACGAATAAACATATTATCCTGTGTATCTTCATCATTAAGAGTTGTACAAGTTCCAAAGTGAATTAAGTGTCTAGTTGTTGGTGAAATTAAAGTTAATCTAGATGCAACTGGGTTATTTGTTGTTTCAAATCCAGCAGTTGTTTGCGAAGCGCGGGTTGTTAATCTTGCTGCAATACTAGAGTCCCAAGTAAAAGTTTTACCATTTGCAATAGTTGCAACTAATACATCTCCATAGTTATCTAAAGACCAAAGTGCTGGTTCTAATGTAGTAGAAGAAGCTAATACTGCTGTTCCCCATCCTGTATAACTAGTTGCATTGGTAACTGTTATTCCATTTGCATGAGTTACATCAGTTGTTCCAAATTGACCTCTACTAATACCTGAAATAGTATTTGTTCCAGTATTATTAGTTGTATAAGTCATTAATTCATTTTCAATAAGTAAAGTTCCAGATGCTGGAAATGCTGATGTGCTTGTAAGTATAACTGAAGTTGCTCCAGCTGCAAAAGTTCCACCATTATTAATAGTTGTAACTGATGCTCCAGAAACTGTTCCTCCAAATTGACCTACACCAAATCCATATCCATAAGTTTGTAAAGCAGGACCTACATAAGCATATGGTTTAATAGTCATACTTCCACCTGTTGCAACCACTGCTGTTGCTTGATTTAATGAATTAATAGTAAATGTTGTTGGAGTTGGAACCGATAATACTTGAAATAGTTTATCTTCAAAATCAGAAGCACTTAAACCTGTTCCAGAAGGTAATGTAACAGCATCTAGTACAATCATATCTCCAGCAATTAAACCGTGATTGCTTGTAGTTGTAATAGTACAAGTTTTATTAGAAGTACTATTTGTTGCTAAAGTAGAACCTGTAAAAGTAACAACAACACCAGCGGAATCTGTTCTAAATGGTGTTATATCAAAAAGTTGTCCTTCAAAATATATAAGTAAAAATTTATCAGTTCCTAAAGCAACATATCTATTGCCTGATTTATCTACGAAAGGAAGCATCTTTCTACAAACACCAACAATAGTTTCATTTAATAAAGATGCCCAGCCACCTACTTTTTCAGGAAGCCCATATCTAAATCTTGTATTATCTGAATCTACCCAACGACCAAATGCACCTACACTTGTGTCTTGTTTATCAATTCCTGGAGCGAATTTAATTTCTGAAAGAGCCATGGATTAGCTCCTATGCTGTGTTAGTCTTATAAGTCCAACCTTGAGTAGTATTTACATAGACTAATGTAATTGATTGTCTGTTAGTATTTAAAGTTAAAGCAGAAGCCGCACCTAAAATATTAAGACCATTATTACCTACTACACAATTGTTTGAAGCAAAGAAATTATAACCATCAATAATACTTACTTCATCACCTACAGTTGCTGTTGATGGTAAAGTTACTGTAACTGGATTTGTTCTTGTATCTACAATTATTTGATCTCCGGCAACTGCTAAATAAGGTGAGTTGCTAGAACTAATAGAGTTATATCCTTTTTCCATCATACCAACTGAAGTAAGAACATTTGCTCCATCTGATACTAATAATAAAGTAGATTTAACTGGAACCTTAACCGGTGTAGCTTGACCAGTAGTTAGTACACTTATTTTATAATTAGAAGTTGTTCTAGTAGTTGCATCTTGTAAAAAGTAAACTCTATTTGCATTACCACCTGTTGTTGATGCAGGCATTGTAACTGTACAATCACCTGTTAAAGTTCCTGTAAGTTTAATATATAATTTTTTACCATTAGCAGTATCTGAACCATCCGCTAAACTTAAATTAGTATTACCTGTTGTAAGTGTTAGAGTTGTATATCCTGATGATGATGCTTGTAAAATTTGTAAGTTAGTATTTGTAATTGTTCCCCATAGACCAGCTTTTTCTCCGGTTGCTACAAGTTCTAATGATAGGTCTGTAGAATATGTTGATGCCATAATTTAATAAGGTACTATTGGTGTCCATACCATATTTGCTCCTGGTATGATTTCGTTCCACACAATAACGTTTGTTCCTCCTCCGCCGTTACTACTTAATGCTAATTCATTTCCATTAACACTTACACTTGCTGTTCCTGATATTGTAACTGTTCCGCTAGTAATAGTCAATTGATTTCCACTAGCATTAATAACCGCGGTTCCCGAAGCGGTAACCGTTCCAGTAGCCATTACTAATGGCGATCCTGTTACACCTGTTTCAGATGTACCTGAAATAGTAACTGTTCCAATACCTAAAAATAAAGGATCAGATCCAGATGTTTCAGCAATAGAAGTAGTTGAAATACCAACAGGTCCTATTGTTAAAATTAAATTATTACCCGATGCGATAACGCTTACACTGTTATCATCTCCAACAGTGGAAAAGGGAAACCTAGCGAATGTATCAAATCCTAAAAGCATATAATATAACGGAGAGGGATGGTATGTGGAGGTCCCTCTCCGTTATAATTATATCAGCCTTTAAACCAAGAGGGAAGTCCTAAATGTTTTCTTTTATC